AGTCGCACAAGTCGCCCGTTCACTACCTGACAGAGTCCGGGGAACGCGTGCACTGCGTCGAGGACGACGTGTTGCCGCTCATGATTCCGGCTGAATTGGCGTCCCGCGCCCGTCGAGTTCTCAGCGGGCATCAAATCATCGACAATTCGCCGCGCCCCGGTCGAGCAAAGGCACTCCTCGCCGGTCGTCTGCGCTGCGCAAGCTGCGGAAATTCCATGGTCGCCGACGGGAAGTCGTACAACTGCCAATTGCGCGCGTCCGGCGGGGCTTGTGCGGCGCCTGCCTCGGCGTGGCGGGAATCCATCGAGGCGTACGCCGTCGACCGGTGGTTGGCGAGGCTTTCGAATGCCGACCTCGGCGACCCGCTAGCGGTTGCCGTTGCCGAGCGCTGGACGGCCCTTACGCGGCCCGAGGAATCCGCCGAGCTGATAGAGGCCATGGCAGCACTGAAAGCCGCCGAGGCCGCCCTAGACAAGTTCCACGCAGACGACCGCGCCGGTTTCTACTCCGGCCGTTCGGCCCGCTATCGGATGCCCGCAAAGCAGGAAGCGGAACAGCGCGTGAACGCCGCCGAGGAACGCGTAAGCGCGCTGAGCGGGGGCGCCGTCGATATTTCGTTCCTGCTGAACGGGCAAGCGGCAGCAGCGTGGGAGGGCGCTAGCGAATCGCTGCGGCGCGACCTTTTCGGACTGGCCGTCGACTCCATTACGGTTACCCGCGCGCCGAAACAGGGCGTGCGATTCAACGGCGACTCCCGCTGTGACATTCGGTGGGCGGAAGTGGCCGAGGAGTACGAGACAGCGGCGTAGGCGCCCGCCTAAGCCCCTAACAGCCCCGTTCGGCCCCCTCGGGTCGGGCGGGGTTTTGCATGCCCGCAGACGGGCGTACAGAGCGTCGAGGCGACACCCCTAAGTTACCGGCTAGTAACATCTAGAGCCGTACCGGCGCCACCCCTCGGGAGGCCGAGTCGCCCCTTGCCGCCGTAAGGCGCTGTAGGGCCCCCTACACGCCCCGTGGGGGCTAGGTGGGCCGAGGGCCTTAGGTCGCCCTGCGAGGCGCTCAGACGGGCGCACAGCATCACGTAAACAGTTGCGCTCTAGGTGTAGCGGCAAGGGGACCGCCCGGAGAGAAGGAGTTTCCCCATGGCAGCCGACCAACTCATATCTGCGATCCTTTCGTGGGCCTCGGAGAAGTCCCACCGTGGAGCACTCGCCCGCGCATTCCGAGACAACCTCGGGAACGATGCCCGACTGCAATCAAAGCGACTCGCGATGCTCGGTATCTACGCCGAGGAACAGGCGAAGCGAAAGAACGGCCTAGCGCTGGTCTGATCAATCAGCCCCGGATAGTCAATGCGACTGTCCGGGGCATTCTTATGTCCGCAGCGCGGAGTGATCAGGGTCACAAAATGCGCCGAGGAAAGGGGCTTTCGTCTCACCATGTGAGATTTTCCAGAAAGCCGCTTTTTCGATTCGGCAGCGCCACAGCGGGGAGGACGGCTGCGACCTGGGATGTTCCTAATCTCAATGTCGTGTTACACACTTTATAAAGTACGTAGAACATCTAAAGGAAAACGAGAGCCCGTAACAGCGTCACGAGTTTGGGAACACCCCCGCGTAAACCCTTGCGCTCTAGTGGTGCACGAGGGTAGCGCCCCCTCGGCTGACAACCACCTAGAGCCGATGCGCGCCCTTTCCTGACTTGCCCCCGCATGGGTGTGCCATTTCGCGTTCGTGGTTGTCCGCGCTGTGGTCGCCCGTGTGGGGGCGACTTGCATTCTCAGACAACCACACGGAGTTTTCCCATGCCCTATTACGCCTGGACCGAGCACAGTGAAGACTGTGAGCACTGCGGAGAACGCCTCGCAGGCAAACAGGAGCGCTACTGCTCCCCTGCGTGCCGACAGGCCGTCTACCGGGCGCGTAAGGACCCCTCCGCGCTGCCCAAGCTAAAGCCCTGCGAATTGTGCGGCGAGGCTTTCCAGCCCAAGAACGCCCGGCAGCGCTGGTGCGACTACGCCGAGGAAGCCGAACGCGACTGCCAAAGCATTCAGGACGATTTGGAGGAAGCGGCCGAGTACGCAGCGGAAGAACGCCGCGAGGTACTGTGCGAGCACTGCGGCGAGTCTGCCGGTTGGACCGGACAGGGGCGACCGCGCAAGTTCTGTTCAAACCGCTGCAAGACCGCCGAATACCGCGCCCGTAAGCGGGGTGCGGCGCATGTCTGACGGTGAGCTGTCCGGAAAGGCACTGCGCGTTGCCATTGAGGAACGCGACCGACTACTAACCCAGTGGACTCGGAAATATCCTCGCGCGGCAAAGGACGTCGTTACCGCGCTGCGCAAGGTCCGTTTCTTTCGGGGCGACCCCGACGAATACGCGTGCGCCATGTGCGCAGAGCAGGCCATCGAATGGGTGCTCACGGATATAACCGAGGTTGAGGGCCCGGCGGTTCTCCCGTACAGCGACGACGTCCACGCATACGAGCCAATGTGCACGCCGCATGCAACACCCGCGTGTGAGGAGCGGCTAGGCGCGCTGAACGCGTGGCGCTATAGCGGCCCGACCACCTACTAGTCACTAGGAGGTGCCCACCATGGCAACCCCATTTGATGCTGGAACCTCGGCGCTGTTGATTCTTGAGGACCACATTCCCGTGCCCCGGAACCTCGCCGAGAGAAATTCGGTCTTTAGGTCTTTGGCGGTAATTCGGTCCCTAATTCTCGGATACGAAACCCCCGAGCCGGCTGCCGTTACCGAATTGATGCAATCGGAAATCGACTAATGTCCAATTTGGGCTAAGCCTTTGCGCTCTAGAACGCGTAGGGAACAGAGCTGCGCCTCGCGCACCATTCCCTTTCATGCTCGGCGGACGGGAACCCGCCGATGGCAACAGCGCACCTCGGAGGGTTAGACCGAGGGGTAATCCGGTCGTGCTCCGACGGATTACCAGCGCTGTTGCCTCCCAATTCTTCCGGTAGTCGTGCCGTAATGCGTCGCGCCTATACCAGGGGGCGCGACGATCAGCGCGCGGCTACCGGAACACCTTTTGCGCATGCTTGGCGGCAGCGCGCGGCGTCGAGTGTGCCTAGCACCTCCGCCCCATTGCTTGGCCCGTTTCGCAGACACACGCCGCCCTTGGTGTCTGTGGGACGGGCCATTTCTCGTATCCAAAGGAATTGAATCGATGCCTAATCCGCCCACCGTGCCCAATCTCCGCGACCGGCTAGACGCCATTGTCGCCGCTGTTCTCGCCCGCATTGAGGCCGACGGCCCCGTATCGCCCGAGGGCGCCCCTCACGCCCTTCTAGGCCACCTCGCGCCCCTCGTCGAGGCAGGAACGAACCTGCGTGATGCGAAAGCGCAGCGATGGGCGTTCAACACGGCCCTAGAAACGCGGGTCGTAGCCCGATGACACACGTTGCGAACGCCATTAGCGCCATTCCTCGCGAACGCCGAATGCGCCTCGCCGCCACCCTCGCCGCGTGTGCCGACCCGCTGTTGCAGGCGCTCGGAATGGACATTTTGGCGATCAGCGCGCGGGAAGACGCCGAGTTTGCCGAGTTGGCCGAGGGATTTGCCGCTGAGCGGCACGGAGAGATCCGAAAGCTTGAGGCGGAACTCCCTCCGCTTCCCGCTCCCGTAAAGGAGAACCGCTTTGAATAAGCGTGAAATGGCCGCCGATCTGCGTGCTAAGCGCCGGGCCGAGCACGAGCACATGCGAGCGCTGATCGATAAGGCCACCGCTGAAACGCGGTCGCTAAACGCCGCCGAGTCCGCCGAATTCGACCGGCTAGAGGCCGACATTCGGGCCTTTGACGACCGCATCGAGGAACTCGAAATTCAGATTTCGGCCGACGATGCCGCCGCGCCTATGGCAAGCCAGTACGCCCCCCGCAGCAACGGAGACAAGATGATTGAGCGTCGCACCGACGTCATGCCCGGCACCTCCCGTATTCAGGTGACCCGCGCCGAGGAAATCTACCGGCCGGACGACAACAAGTCGTATTTCCGTGACCTCTACATGTCGCGCCATAAGGGCGACCGGGACGCTGCGGACCGCCTCCAGCGGAATAACAAGCTTCAGCTTGAAAGCCGCGCGATTTCGACCACGAATGGCGCCGGTGGCGAATTCGTCCCGCCTCTGTGGATCGAGTCCGAGTTTATCAAGCTTGCCCGCCCGGGGCGTGTGACGGTCGACCTAACCAACGTTGCTCCGCTTCCCGCTGGCACGGATTCAATCAACCTACCAAAGGTTTCCGGCGGTACTTCCGTCGCTGTTCAGAGCACGCAGAACAGCGCGATTTCGCAGACCGACATGCAGACGACCTCGGTTTCCTCGGCCGTGACCACAGTGGCGGGCGGGCAAACCGTGTCCCTCCAGCTCATCGAGCAGAGCCCGCTAAACATCGATCAGGTGATCCTAGGCGACCTTGCTGCCGCCTATGGCGCCACTTTCGATTCGCTCATCCTCAACGGGTCCGGCACTTCCGGACAGCCGACCGGCATTATGAACGTCGCCGGTATCAACGCCGTCGACTTCCCGACCCCGGGCGGTACGCCGACTCAGGCGCAGATCGTAAGCGCGCTGTACAGCAAGCTTGCGAACGCGATTCAGCTTATTTCTACGAATCGCTTCCTCCCGCCGGACAGCATAATTATGAGCCCGCGTCGTTGGGCTTGGCTCACGGCGACTTCCGACGTCTCCAACCGTCCGCTTGTGGTGCCTCACGCTAACGGCGCCTTCAATGCGGTTGGCGTTTCCGGTGCTGTGGCCGCCGAAGGTTACGTGGGCAGCCTGCTCGGTCTTCCCGTGTACGTCGACCCGCAGATTCCGACCAACCTTGCGCTAGATGCGGGTACGGGTGAGGACGCGATTATCGTCGCGCGTATGGCCGATCTCTGGACCTATGAGTCTCACATCAGGGCGGAAGCTTTCGAGCAGACCTACGCGTCGAACATGAGCGTCTTTGTCCGGCTGTACAACTACGTCGGATTCATCGGCAACCGCTACCCGAAGTCGATTTCGGTCGTGACCGGTTCGGGTCTTTCCGCCCCGACGTTCTAACAAGAGTGGCCACCACCTACTAGTGACTAGTAGGTGGTGGCCGCCCTGGTTACTGGTGGGCATGGTCGTCTGCGAAGGATTCCCGCCCCGCTGTGGTGGTTGGCATACGGCGTACATAGGGCGCTAGGTGTTGACCTCACAGCGGGGCATTCGTTGGCCCGTGCGCGCCGGTCTGCCGGTGGTTGGCACAGCGGGAATGTGATGGGGAATTACTCCTCGGCTCGCCGCTTGTGGTGTCGGTGCCGCGCACTTCCGCTGTGTGGTCGTCGTGCTCTGTGCCTTTGGTCTGCACAGCGAATGCCCCGCCTAGGTTCTTCCCTCACGGCGCAGCGCAGCGAAAGCCCGAGCGGCTGTCGACTGTGGCCATTGGTCGGGGCCCTTTTCCGGCGCCTACCTCGCGCCGGTTTCGCTCGCTACCGGTCGACGGGTGCCCTGTTATGTGTAATGGGTGGGGGGTAGGCAAATCTCCATGCGCATGCACCTAGTGGACCCAAGCCCAGGGCAGGAACACATGGCTGCGAAATTCCGACCCGGGGGGTGTCGAGAATTTCCCCATTTTCAGCCGGCTGACCCCTTGAAAATGCCGTTTTCCTTCCTTTCTAAGGCAGTAGAAATTGAAGAAAAAGATAGCGAAAATTCCGAGCGGAACTGACGCGACCCTACAGCGCGTACTAGCGCGG